GTCGATGTCCTCGATCACCGGGCTGGCACTGGCTGGATTGTCGACCGGTGCGTGGAGCTCTACGACGAAACCGCGTCGTGCGCCCTCGTGTTGGACCCGACTGGCCCGGCGGGGGCACTGGAGAAGGACCTCATAGAGGCGGGTTTCTCAACGAAGCCGGGCCCCGGAGAACGTCGGCTAGCCATCATCACCGCCCGCGAGTACGCCCAGGCGTGCGGGGCTCTCGTCGATGACGTCGTCAACGACCGGCTCCGGCACCGTAACCGGCCAGAGCTGAACACCGCGGCCCGCTCCGTACGAACCAGGCCGCTAGCGGACGCCTACGCATGGTCCCGCAAGGACAGTCCCGCCGATATCACGCCCTTGGAGGTGGTCACTCTGGCCCGCCACGGATTCGCAACGCATGGCCTGAACGTGACCTACGACGTGCTGGGGAGCATCTGGTGAACTGGCGCGGCATGTTCCGGCGGGGAGACCCCGAGAAGCGGACCTTGGACTCCTCCACTGTGTCATGGCCGGCCGATCCCCTCGCGGCGCCAGCGGCGCTGCACGAGGATGGTGCTCTACGGCTTGCACCCGTGTTGGCCGCTGGTCGGCTGTTGGCCGCGAACATTGCTGGCATCCCGATGCAGGTCTACCGGCAGGTGGGGGATGAGCGCCGCGCGTTGCCGACTCCATCGCTGTTCACTCAGCCGTGTGCCCAAGGCACACTGCACGACTGGCTTTTCCGTGCCGTCACCTCCCTGGCCTACCGCGGGAACGCTGTGGGCATCGTGACCGCTCGGGACTCGTTGGAGTATCCGACGCGGATCGAGTGGCTGGACCCGGCGAACGTCCTGTGCGAGGACCGGGTTCAGTTGACGCCGCTGGGCTCACCAGGTTCGTTCACGAACCCGAAGTGGTACTACCTGGGTGAGCCGGTCCCGCCTGAGGACATCGTGCACATCCCCTGGTTCCAGCTCCCAGGCCGCGTGTGGGGGATGACGCCGATCGGCGCCTACGCGGTGACCGTGTCCACGGGCCTGGCCGCGCAGAAGTTCACCGATGACTGGTTTCGGAGCGGTGGTGTCCCGCCGGGTCGGTTCAAGAACTCGACACAGCAGGTCTCCCAGGACGACGCGAACATCATCAAACGCCGTCTCGTGCAGGCGATCCGCTCCCATGAGCCGATTGTGTACGGAGCCGACTGGGAATACGACCCGTTCATGATCTCCCCGAACGAGGCGCAGTTCGTGGAAACGATGCGGCTGAGCGCGTCCACGATCGCCTCGATCTACGGCATCCCACCGGAGATGATCGGCGGTGAGACCGGCGGGTCGATGTCCTACAGCTCACCAGAGCAGCGGCAGATCGAGCTGGTGCAGTTCTCGCTGCTGCCCTGGCTCACGCTGCTGGAGTCACACCTGAGCGCGCTGCTGCCCCGTGGCCAATACGTGAAGTTCGATCCGGACATGCTGATCCGTGCTGACCTGAAGACCCGCTTCGAGGTGTACGAGAAGGCGCGCCTGATCGGGTTCGACAATGTTGACGGCCTGCGAGCCCGCGAGGACCTGCCGCCGCTGCCTGGCGGTGCTGGCAAGGACTACACGCCGATGCCGATTGCGGCCGGCGCGAAGGTCGCTGTGCCTGCGATCCGCAGCACGGACGACGCGGGCGAGGACGGCCGGTTGCGGCTCATCGAGACTTCTAGGAGTGACCATGGTTGATCGGCGCACGCTGATCGACGCCCCGGAGCGGCGTAGTATCGCCGCCAGTGACTTCGATGTCCACTCCGACGGCGATTCTCTAGTACTCAAGGGATACGCGTCGATATTTGACCATCCTTACGACGTTATGGGCGGTTCTCCGCGCGGGTGGACGGAGACTGTCGACAAGCGCGCGTTCGACCAGACCCTTGCTGGCAAACCTGATGTGCACCTGCTCATCAACCACGAGGGGATGCCGCTGGCCAGGACCAAGAGCGGCACGCTGACCCTCGGCACCGACGCCCGCGGGCTTCTCGTCACAGCGAACCTGGACCGCCGGGACCCGGACGTCCAACGGCTCGAGACGAAGATGCAGCGGGGCGACATGGATGAGATGTCGTTCGCATTCCGTGTGAAGAATGACTCGTGGTCCGATGACGATTCGCAGCGGCGCCTCACTGAGGTCTCCCTACACAAGGGCGACGTCAGCGTCGTCAATTTCGGGGCGAACCCGGCAACGTCGGCACAGCTGAACAGTCTTCGTGCCGCCCTCGACGTCGTGGCTGACCTCGAGCCTGAGGCGGCACTCGCAGAGCTCCGGTCCGGCGGTTCTGATGTTCTTGGGCGCATTGCTGAAGCACGCGATGCACTCACGAGTCTGCATAGGTCAATGGCGCCAAAGAGCACGCGGACCCTGACTCTGCAGGAAGCCCTCAAGATCTCCGCCGAGTAAGCCGGGCGGCGCTCTACCCGCGGTCCGGCACGGATCCGCGGCGCTGTCGCATGCCTGGCACTGGCTACCGGCGGCACCTCGCCGGCCTGGCACTGGCCGCTTCCCAGTACGCACAAACGTTAAGGAGCCTCGTCATGGACGAGCGTTTGAAGCGGCTCATCGCCAAGCGCGAGCAGGCCGCGAAGGACCGCGAGCAGCTGCTCGCACAGCGCAAGGCCATCACTGACATTGCCGAGGAGGAGGCCCGCGCGGACCTCTCCGAGGAGGAGGACGGTGAGTTCCGCACTCTGACCTCCCAGATCAAGGGCAAGGACGAGGACCTGCGGTCCTTCGACCTGCGGATCACCGAGCTGTCGGAGGAGGCCGAGCGGGACCAGCAGGTCACCGCCGGAGCGACAGCGGTCCGCAAGGCTCAGGCCCGCGCGATGACCGTCTCCGAGGGTCGCACGTACGAGCAGGGCAACGGCCGCTCGTACCTGCAGGACCTCATGCGGATGCAGCTCAACATGGACGGCGACGGGTCGGCGGTCGAGCGACTCCGACGTCACGCGCACGACGTCGAGACCGACAAGGAATACCGCGTCCTGCCGAACCGCACGGACGGCCAGGGCGGTTTCTTCGTCCCGCCGCTGTGGCTCATGAACAACTACGTCGAGCTCGCGAGGGCGGGCAGGGCGTACGCGAACCTCTGCAACGGCCAGGCGCTCCCCCCGGGCACCGACTCGATCAACATCCCGAAGGTCGCCAGTGGAACCGCCACTGCGATCCAGACCGCGGACAACACGGCCGTCGTGGACACGGACCTGACCGACACGTCCGTGGTCGCGCCGGTCCGCACCATCGCCGGCCAGCAGGACGTCGCGATCCAGTTGCTGGACCAGAGCCCGGTCAACTTCGACCAGGTCATCTTCAGGGATTTGGTGAGCGATTACGCGACGAAGGTTGACCTGCAGGTCATCAACGGATCCGGTGCGTCCGGTCAGGTCACTGGCGTGCGTAACACGGCGAACATCCTCACCATCACCCCGTCGGCTGTGACCGTATCGGGCATCTACAGCGCGATCGCCAACGCCGTCCAGACCGTTCACACGACGCGGTTCATGCCGCCGACCGTGATCGTCATGCACCCGCGCCGGTGGGCGTTCTTCCTCGCTGCCTCCGACAGCTCCGGCCGGCCGTTGGTCACCCCGAACGCCGGCAACCCGATGAACGCCATTGCCACGCTCGGCACCGTCGGCGCGGAACAGGTCGTCGGGCAGATGCACGGCCTGCCGGTCGTCACGGACCCGTCGATCCCGATCACCACGGGCGCGTCCACCAACGCGGACGTCATCCACGTCCTGCGTGCCAGCGACCTGGTTCTGTTCGAGTCCGGCATCCGTAGCCGCGTCATGCCGGACGTCGGGTCGGCGAACCTGACCGTCCGCCTTCAGGTGTACGGCTACCTGGCATTCACCGCCGGCCGCTACCCGCAGTCCGTCGTGGAGATCGGTGGCCTGACCCCGCCGACCTTCTAGCGGTTAACCGCCGGGGTCCCTAGCTGGGGCCCCGGCGCTTGTTTCGGGAGACAGGAATATGAGGGACATTCACGCTGACTACCTGGCCGCGTACAAGACGTCGTATGAGTCATGCGTTCAGGCGGGTCGCACGGAGGACGCCGACGAGCTCGCGCGGATACTTCGTGACGATTACGGCTACGAGGTTGACGCGCCCGAGCGCGCCGACGACAAGGCACCGGAAACCACGGCCGAACCTAAGCCTGCGAGGCGGAAGCCCGCGCCCCGCAGCAAGGCCGCCGAGTGAGGATTATCGGCCTGCTCAGTTGGTATGAGGAGCCGGCGTCGTGGCTTGCGGAGACGGTCGCGTCCGCCGCGCGGCTGTGTGACCACATCGTCGCCGTTGACGGGCCTTACGCGATGTTCCCGGGCGCGACGATGAAGCCCGCTTCGGGGACGGAGCAGGCGGAGGTCATCACCCACACCGCGGCCGGCGCCGGGATCGGCTGCACGATCCATGCACCCCGACAAATCTGGTGGGGCAACGAGGTCGAAAAACGCGGCTTCATGTTCGATCTTGGGATGACGATCGCCAAGCCGGACGACTGGTTTTTGGTCATCGATGCCGATGAGGTGCTGGTGACCAACCCGGCCGATGTGCGACAGAAGCTGTCCGAGACGGATCTCGACGTCGCCGAGGTGATGATCTGGGAGCGCGGCGACGCCGAATCGCGGACCCCGCACCGGCGGCTGTTCCGCGCACTTCCCGGCATCACTTACCGCGACGCGCACTACGTGGTGACGGTACCTACGGACACCGGCGTCAGGATCCTGTCGGGCAACCACTCGATCCACAACATCGAACCAGCCCAGGACCTGTGGGACACGCGCCTGGAGCACCGCAAGCAGAGTCGCAGCGCCCAGCGCAAACAGATGAAGGCCGACTACTACGCGATGGTGCCCGACATTGAGCAGGTGCGGGAAATATGAGGCGGAAGAAGGCTACCGATGGCACTGACGAATCCGTACTGTCAGGTAGCTGACGTCCGCAGCCAGCTCGGCGACTCAGCCAGCACGCTCGACACCAGCCTGATCGAAAAAGCGATCGCGGCGACCTCACGGGCGATCGACCGATACTGCAACCGCCGGTTCTGGCAGGACCCGGCCCCGGTCACACGCCTATATACAGCCCTTGACCCGTGCGTGGTAGACGTCGATGACATCTCCACAGCGGCCGGGATGATTGTGAAGGTCGACACCGGCGGCGACGGCACCTACGCGACGACCTGGGCTACCACGGACTACCAGCTGCGCCCCCTGAACGCGGATGCTGACGGCGGCGCCTTCTCCTGGCGGCAGATCGCCGCGCTAGGCGGGAAGACCTTCCCGTGCTGTCGGTACGGCGGTCATCCAGCCCTTCAGGTAACCGCCCAGTGGGGCTGGTCGGCTATCCCCGACGATGTCGTCGAGGCGGCCGTACTGAAGTCCGTCAGCCTGTTCATGCGCAAGGATGCGCCCTTCGGTGTCGCCGGCTTCGGAGATTTTGGACCCGTCCGAATCACCAAGAGAGACCCGGACGTCACAGACCTCCTGTCCCCATTCCAGATCACGGCGGTGGCGTGATGGCAACATTCAGCGAGCTCCGCGACGCCATCGTCACCATCCTGGGCGGCGCACTGCCCGGGGTGCACCTGTACGCAATGGTCCCAGACCGGGCGAACCTGCCGGCGATCGTGGTGCAGCCGACTGATGCGACGTTCCCGTTCACCCAGGCCCGCGCCGAAGATGAGTGGCAGTTCGAGCTGGCGGTGATGGTCTCCTACGGCGAGGCCGGTGTCGCACAGGAGCAACTTGACCAGTACATCTCCGGCAGCGGCTCGACGTCGCTCCGGCAGATCTTCATGCGGAATCGTGGCCTGGGCCGCACAGACGTCCTCGCCGCCTACGTGGCAGGGATGAACAGCTACGGCACGAACTTCACCATGGCCGGCGTCGACAACCTCGGCTGCAAGCTGCAGGTGGTCGTGGCGACAACCGGTCCAGCCTGGGAGTAGTGCCATGGCGGATGAGATCCGACGGCTCATCGATGACCTGGGGAAGATCCCGAAAGAGTTGAAGGTTGAGCTGCGGCCCGGGCTACGTAAGGCCGGCGAGATTGTCCGGGATCAGGCGCGCCTGAACGCCTCGTGGTCGAAGCGGATCCCGGCAGCGACGCGGGTCGGTGTCGGCTTCACGGCACGTAATCCGGGTGTCTCGGTTGTCGTCAACAAGAACAAGGCTCCGCACGCCAGACCGTTCGAGCATGGCGGCCAGCCCGGCAATTTCCGGCACCCGGTCTTCGGCAACAAGAAGGTCTGGGTAGCCCAACGCGCCCGCCCGTTCCTGGCAAAGGCGCTCGAGGAGAGGGCCCCGGAGGCCGAACGGAAGATCACCGACGTGGTCGACCGAGTCACCCGCGACACGGGCGGGTTCCATTGATGAGGAGTGGCACGTGACTGCACTACCGAAGAACTCCGCAGGCTCTGCCGGGCTCCGGATAGACAACCTGTTCCTGGCAGCCAACACCGGCGGGCCGGACACGGCCCCGACTGGTGCTGGGGTGCTCCTTCTGGTCAAGAACTCCGGCTCGGCGGCAACGGTCACAATCGGGTACCCGCAGAAGTACGACGGTGACCAGACTGTCCCAGGCCGTTCGTTCGCGCTCGCAGCAGGGCCAGGCGCCGAGTCTACGATCCCTCTGCGGGACGTCTACAGGGACCCGATCACGGGCGTGGCGTCCATCACCTACACGGGCGCAGCGTCGCTCACCGTTTGTGTGGTGGCGGTCCCGTGAGCGTGTGGATGAAACACCCGGACCTACCGGACAACGACCCGATCGAGGTCGCTGATTCCGCGGCCCCGCAGCACCGCGGGGGCGGCTGGTTCGATGTCGACCCGCCCCAGAAACCCAAGGCTGACGCCGCCGGCGACAAGACTCCCCGTGCAACGAGCGTGAGGATGCGCCACCCCGAGGTGGACGACGAGATCACCGTCGCCCAATCGGCGGTGCCGTTCCACACCGCCTCCGGCTGGTCCGTCATCGAGGACACACCGAACGAGCAGGCCGCCGCCGGCAAGCCGGACGGCAACAAGACCAAGGGCGGGCGGCAGCAGGCCAGCGCCGCGAAGAAGAAAGAGGGTCAGGGCTGATGGTTGCCACGCCGATCACCGCAAGCGACAGGTTCATCAACGTCGGAACGACGGTTGTGTATTGGTGCGCGACCCTCTCTAACCCGGCTTCACCGACCCGCGCCGAACTAAACGCGGGCACGAACCTGGTGAACGAGAACTCCGCATCGTCCGGCTGGAGTGTGAAAACCGACCTGGTCGAGACCCCGACCATGGCCAGCCGATTCACCTCGAAGATTCCTGGCCGGATCATCGCGGACGACTCCTCGCTGACGATGTACCGGGACCTTGGCGGCACTGACGCCACGGCGCTGATGCCAGTCAACGCCACCGGCTACGTCGTGTGGATGGATGCCGGCGATGTGACCGGCCGGAAGATGGACGTCTACCCCGTCACGGTCGCCTCCCACAACAAGGCACGCAGCACTGACGGCAAGGAAGCGGCCACGGTCGAGGTCATGTACGCGATCACCAACGTGCCCGCCGAGAACATCACTATCCCGTGAGCGAGTCGATCACGATCCATGGTGTCCCGGCGGCCGTCTCTCGCACGGACGTCCTTGCCGCCATCGAGACCCTCGGCATCGATCCGAAGCAGATCTCCGGGCTGCGGTTCGATCACGATGCGATCCATGTCGAGGTCTTCTCCGATGGCAAGCCGAACAAGCCTGGCTGGCGGTGGACTCACAACGGCGAGAACGTCGCCACGCATCGCCTGACGATCCCCATCATCGAGAAGGAACCCACTCCATGAGCCTCCTCTCCAAGGGCGAAATCTTCGCCGCCGATGACCGCGTATTCGAGGACGTCGACGTTCCCGAGTGGGGTGGCACCGTGCGCCTCCGTGGCCTGAACGGCACCGAGCGGGACGCCTACGAGGCGTCCATGCAGAAGCAGGTAGGTGGCAAGCAGGTCCAGGACCTACGGAACTTCCGGGCCCGCCTCGTCGCACTCTCGGCGATCAATGAGGACGGGACGACGATGTTTGAGCAGAACGAGGTGGCCGCGCTCGCGAAGCGTTCCAGTGTCGCACTGTCCCGCCTCTTCGATGCCGCCTGTCGCCTGTCTGGCATCACCGACGAGGACGTGAAGGACCTCGAGGGAAATTCAGAGCCCGCCCCGAGCGGGCCTTCTACTTCCGTCTAGCAGCACACCTCGGCCGTACCGTCGCGGAGCTCCTGGCCGGCATTAGCTCCTATGAGCTGACCGAGTGGCAGGCGTTCGAGCGGCTGTACGGGCCGATCGGCGGTGCCCGCGATGACTACCTCGCCGCAATGATCTCCACCACCATCGCTGCGACCGTCGCCGAACAAGGCAAGGCCCCACCTATGGCCGACTTTATGCCCGACTGGGAGGCGACTGATGGCGACGATACGTAACCTCATCGTCCGGATCTCCGTCTCGGAGAACACTGACAAGGGGATCCGGCGGGTCACCGACGGCCTGCGGGAAACGAACCGCGAGCTGGACAGCGCCGATAAGGGCTCCAACCGGTTCGGGACGACGCTGTCCAACCTCGGCCGCGGCAGCCTCACCGGGCTCACCGCCGGGCTGGCGAAGGTCGCACAGTTCACGAAGACCGCTGCGATCGGCCTCACCGCCGTTGCCGCAGGTGCCGCATCCCTGAACACGGTCATCGGGGCGGGGACGGCACTCGCGCCGCTCGCTGGGGCGCTACTCCTGCTGCCAGGTGCCGCGCTTGCCGCTGGGGCCGCACTCGGCACGCTGAAGCTCGCCACGGCCGGAATGGGCACCGCATTCAAAGATGCGATGAGCAGCACAGCCTCTCCGAAGAAGTTCGCTGCAGCGTTGAAGGATCTGTCGCCGGCGGCCAAGAGCGTCGCATTGGAGCTGCACAAGCTGCGGCCGGAGCTGCTGGGCATCAAGAACGCCGCCCAGCAGGCGTTGTTCGCGCCTTTGCAGGGGCAGCTGACGGGCCTGGTGAAGGTGCTGGGTGGGCCGCTGCGGCAGGGCTTGGCGATGGTCGCGCATGAGTTCGGGTTGGCGGGGCAGCAGGTCAGCGCGTTCCTGCGGCAGTCCGACACGGTGGCGCTGGTCCGGTCATCGTTCGGGCAGGTTGCCGTCTCGATCCATGCGCTGCTGCCCGCGCTTCAGCCGGTCCTGGCCGGGTTCCGGGCGCTGGCGATGGAAGGGCAGACGTGGCTCCCGCAGCTCGCGACGTCTGTTGGGAACTTGGCGACGAAGTTCGGGCTGTGGTTGCAGCAGATCGTCGCGTCCGGCAAGGCGACAGCCTGGATCCGGAATGCCCTGGCGACGTTCAAGCAGCTGTTCGGGATCGTCGGCCAGGTCGGCGGGGTCCTCAAGTCGGTGTTCTCCGCCGCCAGCGCCGCCGGCTCCGGGTTCCTCGGTGTCATCGGCGCCGCACTTAAGCAGCTGAACGCGTTCCTCAAGACGGCTGCAGGTAAGTCCGCTCTCCAGTCCATCTTCCAGGGCCTCGCAGCGATCGGGCAGACCCTCGGCCCGGTCATCGGTGCCCTCGTGTCCGGCCTGGGTGCGCTCGCCAACCCGATCGGTGCGCTCGCCGAGATGATCGGCCCGATCCTGACGACGGCGATCAAAGCCCTAGCGCCGGCGCTGGCCGCACTCGCCCCCGGTCTGCAGGCGCTCTTTACTGGCCTCGGCACCGCGGTGACGGCGCTCGGGCCTGCGCTGCTGCCGCTCGGCCAGGCGCTCGCTCAGATCGGTAGCGCGCTCGGCCCGGTCCTGCCGCTCGTCGCTCAGGCGATCGTCGCACTGACTCCGCTGCTGCCACTCGCGGCGCAACTCGCGGGCCTGCTCGCACAGCAACTGTCGGGCGCGTTGCGTGAACTCGTGGCGCTGCTCGGCCCGGTGATTGCCGCTATCGCACAGAGTCTCGTGCCGATCATCCCGCAGATCACGGCGGCATTCCAGCAGTGGGCGACAGCGGTCATACCCGTAGCGGCGCTCCTCGGGCAGCAGCTCGGCGGGGCGCTGAGGAAGATCCTCCCGCAGCTCCTCGCGATGGTCCCGCAGCTCCTGCAGGGCCTGATCCCTGCGATGATCCAGCTGCTGATCGCCGTTACTCCGCTGCTTCCGCAGCTGGTGCAACTCGGCGTCGTTCTCGCACAGAACCTCGTGCAGACGCTGCCGCAGCTGATCCCGCCGCTGATCCAGCTGATCACGCTGATGACGCAGTGGACACCGATCATGGTCCCGGTTCTGTCCATCATCTTGCAGATCTCGACTGCGCTGGCTGGCGCTCTCGGCGGCGGCGTGACGGATGCGGTAAAGGTGATCGCCTGGGGGCTCAATGCGATCTTCGGGTGGTTCAAGTGGCTGTTCGATGTGCTGCTCGGCCATTCGGTCATCCCGGACATCGTCAACGGCACCATCAACTGGTTCGGGAAGCTCCCGGGCATGATCAAGAACGTCTTCTCGGGTGCCGCGAACTGGCTGTGGGACGCGGGCCGCGCCATCATCAACGGCCTGATCAACGGCATCTCCTCGGCCGTCGGGGCGCTCCGCAATCTGCTAAGCAGGGTCACGTCGTGGATCCCTTCATGGAAGGGGCCGATGTCGACGGACCTCAAGCTGCTGCAGCCGTCCGGTGCGGCAATCATGACCGGCCTCGTCGCCGGGATCAGTGGTGGCGTGCCGGGGCTGCGGTCGGCGCTGGGCGGCGTGACCGACACCATCAGCGCAGGCATCGCTCCTAGTTGGGCCACTCCGGCGGGTGTGGCCACCGTAGCGAGTGCTGGTGCGGCAGGTGGCGGCTCAGTCGGCATCAATGCGAAGGCTATTGCCGCTGCGGTCCGGGACGCACTGCACGGCACGACCGTACAGCTGGACTCACAGCCGGTCGGGCAGATCGTGTCAAAGGCTCTTGGCCGTAGCACAGACCAGCGTAGGAGGACCGGCTGATGCCGACGATCTGGAGATTCGTTGACCAGCCGACCGCCTCGCCGTCGGTGTTTTTGGACATGAACGATGGGGCAGCGTGGAAGACGCTAGGCGGGGACTTCTTCCATCTCCCATCGCCTCCGCTGCGGCGCAGTGTCGCTACGAACGCCCTGACCGACGGCGGCATGCTCACCTCGGCTGCCTACGATCTACGGACGATCCAGTTCACTCTGGAACTGACGGGCGCGACCGAGGCAGCCCGTGAGGCGCAGATGGATGCGCTGGTGACGCAGCTGGCCCGGCCGAACAACCTGCTGATGTACCAGTCTTCGTTGTCGACAAACCCTGTGTTCTTCAGGACCTTGAGAAGCGACGACTACGACCTGAACACGCAGTTCATCCCTGGCGTGGCGTGGCGGGTCGACTGCACGGTGATGGCTGAGCCGTTCGCGATCGGGACCCGACGTGACCTGGCACAGGTGACTATTACTAACGACCCAGCAGCTGGTACAAACCCAGCCCGATGGGACATGACTGGGGTTGTTGGCGACAGCCCAACACCTGCGTTCATGCGGCTTCAGGGTCTGGGAGCTGGTGGCACTGCGATTCTGTCGCAGCGGACAGTGAACAACCCTACGGCCGTGACGGTGTTTGCCCAGGCGGAGTCCGCGACGCTGGGCACAGACACATCCACATCGGCGGCGGCTAACACGTCGGGCGGGTCGGGCACGTTCACGACTTTCGCCTCGAACTCAGGCCTGGTTACTCGGATAACATCGGCGGTACCTACGGCGTCTTCGGCGGAGGCGTTTCGGGGCCGGTACCGGGTATTTGTCCGCGCACACTCTGCGGACTCCACAAGCGTATTCACGCTGCGGTATGCACAGAACCCTGCGGCTGGCCAGGACAGTATCAACGGCCCCCAGGTCACGTTCACGGGCGACGGTACGAACTGGTTCCTCGTCGACCTCGGCATCGCCGAGTTCCCGGCGTTCGCGACACCAACCGCCATCGGGTACTCGGGTCTGGCCCCCGCCTTGACGGCGGGGACGCTCGCCTTGCAGGCGCAGCGTAACTCCGGCACGGCGAACCTTGATCTGGACTACGTGTACCTGATGCCCGCCGACGAGCGGATGTGCCTAGCCCGGTCGACGGGGGCTGTCGGTTACATCGTGATCGATGGTCCGAATGATTCCACGTATGGGATGGCCTCTGGTTCGTCGCCGTTCTCGGGGACGTTGGCGGCGCGGGTAGTCGACAACGCTGGAGGGCTGGTGTCCCGGATGGGGTCTGCACCGCTGCTAGTGCCAGGCGTGACGAACCGTTGGCATCTGCTGGTGGACAAGGCCACCGTCACGACGACGAAGACAGTCGATGTGTCCTATTGGCCCAGGTGGCGAGAGGTAGCGACGGCATGACCCAGAATCGGTTCTACTCGTCGGCGACGAAGCGGACGACCACGACCGTGGATCCTGGCATCTCTGGGACGACTCTCACGGTTGCGGACACGGCATCGTTCGCGAGCCTTGATGGCAGCTTCCCCTACGCTCTGCTGATCAACTGGGGGGCCGCCGATCAGGAGATTGTCAACGTCACGGCCCGCCCCTCGGGCACGACGTTTACGATCGTCCGGGGCCAGGATGGCTCAACGGGGCAGACTCATTCAGTTGGCGCCACCGTCGACCACGGCGTCTCCGCGCGGGACTTCAACGAGGCTGGGGCGCACGTTGGGGCGACGTCCGGTGTGCACGGTGTCAGTGGCGCCGTAGTTGGCACGACTGACACTCAGACGCTGACGAACAAGTCGCTGACGTCGCCGACCTTGACAACCCCGATCGTTACTCCTGTGCTGATCACCAATGGCGGAACACTGACGACGGGAACGGCGCCCGCGACGCCCGCCAATGTGCCCAACTTGACGGTCAACGTAACGGCGGGTTCGACGTACAACTTTACCGTGTACATACCCTGGCAGGGGACATCAACATCGGCCACTATTAAGCCCTGCATGGCGGGTACTTGCACCGCTAGTTTTGCGGTCTACACCTTGAACGTCAATATTGGGGTTGACGGAAACTCAAGTGGGTTTGTCCATGGGTCCCTGGGCCTAGGGTCTTCTGCCCGGGCATCGGCCGCGGCTGGGGTTGCCAGCACCACATTTTGGGTCGCCATCCGGGGAACGGTGGTCGTCTCCGCCTCCGGGACCCTTACTGCCCAGGTCGGGTCAGGAGCCGGTGTCGTAAACGTACAGTCCGGCGGCTACATGACGCTACAGCAGGTCGCGTAGATGGCCACCCCCACTACCGTCAATACGACGGTCTTCTCCCTCTCCGGCGGTGGGTTCAAGTCGCCCGTCGCTCAGCCGGCCGCAACGTTCAGCGACCCTGTCCCTCTCGGCGTCCGGTTCTTCTCGATCGTGGACGCTGGGGAACGGTGGGTCACCCGCTGGGTCGACGACATCCAGTTCCGCAGTGTGGTCCCGGGTGGGTTCGCTTCAGCGACGATCACGCTGCGCATCCCGCGTGGGCTGGGGACTGTTCCCCACCCAGACCAGCTCGGCTTCTCCCGGCTCGTCGAACTGTTCAGCCGCGTGCAGGTCGTGGACCTGCGGACTCTTGAGGTGGCGTGGGAGGGCCGGATCGAGGACCCGGCGCGGCAAGTAGAGCCGGACACGTGGCAGATCGGCGCGCTCGGCTCCATGGTCGCCGCCAGCGACATCCAAAGACCAGTTTTCTATATCGACTCCTCGCTGGACCGCTGGATAACCGGCGACAACATCGACAACGGCGGCTTCGTTTACACCCTCCCATGGCAGAACTGGCAAGCCACCAAAGATGACGGCCAACGCACCCTGACGACCATCTTCCAGCCGCTATACCAGCTCAACAGCAAGGGACCCAGCAACGAAGACTACTCGTGGCGATGGGACGCCCACGGCTACGACCAGTCGATAGGCCGGTTTGTCACAACGCATCGCGGCGCTGGCCCGAGCGGAACCAACAACGCACTCGTCATAATCGGTATCGCCGAGAACACAGCGGTCGACTCCACCCTGTACTCGGCGGGCGCAGTCACCAAAGTAAACAAGATCGGCACGGACTTCACCGACGCGAACACCCGGTACATCGTCGTAGGGCACTCCTTCACAGGCACAGGCTTCTACGACGTCACCAGCAGCGACACCGTGCAGGTCAGGGTCAGCAACCCGAAGATAATCGCGCTGCGCCAAGACAGGTTCGGCAACAAGCTCACCACCTCCGCGAGCTACGCCACCAACTATGTGACCGTCGCGCAGGTCGTTGAAGATGTGATCGGACGCTTCCTGGTCGGAGGCTGGTACGAGCTCGGCGGCTCCACCCCCTGGCCGGGCTCGGTGCGCCCCCAGGACGTGTTCATCGACTCCAGCGACACAACGCAGATCCTCCACCTCGCCTACCCCGACGGGGCAACCGCCGCCGGCATCCTCAACGACCTAGCCGCCCAGGTCCAGACGGATGCGTACTGGGCGATCTGGGAGAGCGGCTGGAAGGCGACAAGCCCGGAAGATCCCCAGGCGACGCCCGGGTACAGGTTCGAGTGGGCGACATGGCCGAACAACTGGGGCTACCTGGCGACCAGCCAAGACGGCCTGGAGGAACAGCCGAACGGCGACGACGTCTTCAACTTCGTTTTCTACCGCTATCCGGACAGCGCTGACGCGAACGTGTACCACGTCACGACCAACTGGCTCACCGACGACATGGCCCCCGAGCTGAACACGGGCGGGTTCACGCGCTCCATCGTCGTGAACAAGACCGACCCCACCACCGGAGCAACCGCCGACACGCTCGGCGCGAGCTTCCTGGACGGCAAGCGGAAGGTCCAGAACGCCGGGACGCTCACGGTCAAGCGCCCCATCCAACTCTTCGATGCGGGCGCCAACAGCAACAGCGGCGCAGGCCGCCGCGTCGACCCCTGGATGATCCGCCCCGGCAAGCTCATCCGCATCACGGACCTGCCGCCCCGCACGGGCTCCACCGACATGTCCTACGGGGCCACCGCACCCTCCGCTGCGCTCGACGGCACCATCTTCAAGGTCGTCGCCACCGAGTACAACAGCAGCGACAACAGTTGTCGTTTGGAGTTGGACCAGGTCACGCGCTGGCAGATCCCAACTCAGATCAGTAGCGCCGCCGGTGGCAGCAAGACCATCCGCATCCAGTAACTGTGTCCCCCGCGCTATCCCCGCCCGCCTCACAGCGGGCGGGGTCTTTTACGCCCAATATTGGACAGTTTATGCCCACAAACAGTTCTGATGGTGTGTTTGACACCATTTCTGTCCTCAGCAGAGCCTCCTGCGGAACCAAAACCAACCGGATGTGGATGAGGGGCGGACCATCCCCGGATTGAAGGAGGCGTAGTGGTTGACGAACGTTCTCTGCCTGAGGCGTGGCGGGCGATCGACGAACTCCGGGACGAGCGTCGTGAGTACCTACGCCGCGACGTCTACGACGCCGACGAGCGGGCCCGGAACGCCCGCGTGGACGCCCGCGACGCCCGCATCAAACGCCTCGAAGACGACGACACCAGCAAAAGCACAGGCAACAGGACATGGCTCCTCGGCGTCGCCCAAACCGTCATCGGCGCGGCCCTCGCATTCCTCGCTGCCTACCTCACGACCCTAGGACACTGATGAGAACCGCCGCACTTAAAAAGATCAGCGAACACGGCGGGCCGATGGTCCTCGGCAGCGGCATGACCCTCCTCGCGATCACCCTCGTTACCTCCGCCGGCCACGGCGGCATCACAGCGACGCCACAGCCGAGCCATGCCCCCACCGCGCCGGTTACCACGGCACCCCCGGCGACTACGCCGGTTAAACCACCGCGTCCCCGCCCGTCTACCTCTGCACCGTCATCGGGACCCCCAGTCGGGCACGTCGTAGCCGAATCGGCGCCGCACTCCACCTCGATCGGCCCGCAGCGGACCAGTGGCACCACACCGTCCGAGCCTGCGCCACAGCCCACAGCTGCCCAGCCGTCCACGACCCGATGTGACGTCGGCGTCGCCGCCCTCACGCTCGACGCCTGCCTCAGACTCGGAGGATCCAGATGAGAAACCCAGCGCCCCCATCGGGCGCCACTGACAAAGGTCAACCCGGGGAAGCGTCCCCCAACCAGGATCCCCGTCCCGACCTTGACGATGGCACTGCCTCCCTCGTCGCGTCGGTGTCTGGTGCCCCGACTATGCGCCAGGTGCTGACACTGGCCGCCAGCAAGATCAAGCTGAACTATGGCCCGCCGGAGAACGTCAACGAGTTCACCCGGTGGTACTACGGCAACGGCACGTCCGCAGCCTGGTGCTTCATCTTCTTGAGCTGGTGCTTTGCTCACGCTGGGTCCAGTCAGCCCGCTGGCCTGGCGGAGATCGATGGCAAGCGAGCGTACGTCCCGTACATCCGGCAGATCCCTGGCATCAAACTCGGGAACTCCGGCATCCGGGCCGGTGACCTGGTCGCGCTGTTCGGGTTTGCTCACATTGAGATCGTGGAGAAGGTGCTCTCCGGTGGCCGGCTCCAGACCATCGGCGGTAACACTGCCCGGTCCGGCAGTGACGACGCGGTGTCCAGAGAGATCCGGAGCGTGTCCAGCGTCGTCGCGCACTACTCGCCGCACTACGCGACCGCGCCCACGCCTACTCCGACCCCAACACCTACCCCCACGCCGGCTGACGACTCCTGGTTCCTGGGGGTGTCGGCATGAGCCTCCTGCATGGCTTCGACGTGAGCGCCTTCCAGGGCGGCACCGTCCCATCCGCTGACTTTGTGTTCGTGAAAGCCACCGAAGGCTCCTCGTACACGTCCTCCAAGTTCGCCGCACAGTGGGCCAGCGCGAAGACCCGCGCGAAGGTCCGCGGCGCCTACCACTTCGCCCGCCCGGAGGAATCCTCTGGTGCGTCGCAGGCGGACCGGTTCCTCTCCGTCGTGAAGCCCGGCCCGCGCGACGTACTGATCCTGGACCTGGAAGCTTCCAAGCTGAGTCAGGCGGAGACGAACGCGTTCGCGAGGGACTTCGCGGACAGATGCAAGGCGAAGGCGCCTGACAACACCCGGGTCATCTACATGGGCGGCGGCTACGCCTCCAACGGCACCGGCCGCGGCCTCAACCAGCACTTTTCGTTCTGGTGGTATCCGCAGTATCCCAGCACCGCGGCGACGTCAACGTGGCGGACCTCGTTCGCGCCGTGGCTGCCGAGCGGCCTCACCTGCGGTTGGTCCAAGCCTCACATCTGGCAGTGGACCGACAACTTCAACGGCCTCGACGCCAACATCTCGACTATCGCCCTCGACGAACTCCGCGGCAGCAAGCCCACACCCACGCCCACTCCCACACCGGAGGAAGACCAATGGTTCCTGGCAACTTCGACCTGAAGCCCGGCGCGACGTTCACGATCCCGTGGCAGGCCGGCAAGGTCACCAAGCTCACGCTGTTCTGTGACAACACCTTCGCCGACGCCACCAACGGCATCACCGCCGAGGCGCCGCAGAAGCTCCGCCTGGCGCTCCGTGACGCCGCCGGGGCAGGCGTCGACACCCTGCATGTGGCAATCGGTCGTGCCGCGAACGACACGACCGGTCACACCGGAACGCTGACCATTCCGCTGGCCAGCAATGCCAGCGTCGTCTACGTCACCCGTGAGGACGCGGGAACGAAGAACGTCGGTTTCCTGCTGACCTGATCCCCCACTCCCCCAACGCCCCGTGCCCACTGGTCGGGGCTTTCGCATGTCTGGAGTTCGATTGCACGTCAAGCGCATCCCCGAGCGCCTCGTCGAAGGCCGGCGTCTAGGTCGACACGTCAAGCACGACCCCCGCTCGCTGTCCTATCTGGTGCCGGAGCGGGACCCGGCGACGCTCACCTCGGTTCGCCACGAACGCGCCGTCCCCGTCCTTGACCAGGGGAACTTGGGCTCATGCACCGGTAACGCAGCGGAGGGCTGCGTCGGCACCGAGCCGTTCTACTCGACGCTCCCTGGCACGGTCCCAGCCCGGCCGACGAATGATGCAGCCAAGGACGAGAAGCAGGCTGTGGCGCTCTACAGCGCCGCCACGAAGCTCGACGGCTACAGCGGCTCATATCCCCCCGAGGACACAGGATCAGACGGCCTGTCCGTGGCGAAGGCTGCACAGAAGGCGGGGCTGATCTCGGGCTACCAGCACGCGACGTCCCTCAATGCGGCCCTGGCTGCCCTGGCGGAGCGGCCGGTAATCGCCGGAATCAACTGGTACGACAGCTTCGACTACCCGCTGCCGTCCGGCTTCATGACCATCACGGACGGCGCGCAGGTCCGGGGCGGCCATGAGATCTGCCTCGACGAGCTCGACGTCGAGGGACAGCGGGTCGGCTTCACGAACAGCTGGGGGACCGGCTGGGGCGTGCAAGGACGCGGCTACATCTCCTGGGAGGATTTCGCACGCCTCCTAAAGGAGGACGGCGACGTGACTGCATTTGTCCCCTTGTCGCAGCCTGCGCCGACCCCTACGCCTCCCGCGCCGTCCGACCCTCTCGCTGAACTCGCCGCGCTGCTCCGCCAGCTCCTGGACAGCATCGGCACCTGGCTCAAGAAGCATGGACTCTAAGGAGACCTCATGAGTAAGTACTCCAAGCTCATTGCCGCTGTCCTCGCCGCGGCCGGCGTGTTCGCCTCGTCTGGCCTGCTGAGCGGCACGGCCGAAGTAGTGCTCAACACGGTCATCGCCGCTGTTGGTGCCGCGCTCGTCTACCTGCTGCCGAACACCCCGGCGCAGAAGTAGCCTGACCGTGTCCGCTGCAACGTGAAGCCCCGCCCTGGTGATCCTGGGGCGGGGCTTTCGTCATTTCAGGTCTCGTTGGCGCTAAAGATCGCATGAAGCGTGTCCGGATCGATGTAATCCAATGTGGCGACGTCCCCGTACCTGTCCAGGATCGCCTGCACGATCCCGCCGAGGTCATACCGATCGGCGTTGTCCCCGAGTCGTTCCCGTATCTGGTCTAGAAGATCGTCCCGCTGTTCCATGGGGTGTCATACAAGCACTACCAACGGGGATAGATGGTGTCTTGTCACGATCCGGCCAACCCCTTCTCGAAGATGACCCGGGCCGGATCGAGTCCCTTGCGACCGGGCTGGCCCTTCTTGACACGGATGGACCCGACCAGGCCGCGGAGGAGGAGACGGCGATCCTCCATGAGACGTCGATCCTCTGGCCCGGCGGTCCCCCAGTATTCGCCCATCGTCGTTGACAAGATCTCGAAGTTGTCCCCGTCGGGGGTTGCACGTACCTCGGTGAGCAACACGTCTCGCCGCAGCTCCAGCCGCTGGTACATCTCGGCGAACCGGTGGGCACCGTTCTCCCCACCGAACAGGCCGCGTTCGTACCGGTCCGCCTCTAGATCGGCCATCGCGGTCTCGACGGCCCTCAGCTCCTCGGGCTCCGTCCGCACCTCCGCCTCCTCCTCGAAGAACACGGGTAGCGGCATAGACCAGGTGCCATACTTCTCCAGGAACCGGGCGGTCACGTACTCCTCTACGCGCGCTGCCGTGATAGCGACCCCGACACACTTCCCGCCGTGGCCCTTCGTTGGGCACGTGTAGACACGCTCCCTCGTCTTCGGCCCACCGCGGTTCATGCCCAGGCGGGTCCCGCAGTGGTCGCAGACCAGTAGCCCCGAAAGCAGCCCTTGGCGGAGAGACCCGTTCCTCTCGCTCGGCTTTCCCCGCCGTTCCACCTCGGTCTGCACGGAGTCCCAGGTGTCCCGCGAGACTATGGCCGCCGACAGGATAGGCATCCCGTCTTCCCCGCGCACTATTTGCCCCTGGTGGACTATGGCGCCCCAGAGGGCCGGATTCTTCAGGATGGCCTTTACCGTGTTCGGGCGCCAGGTGTCCCCGCGACCCCGCGGGGTCGGTATCCCCCGCTCGTTCATCAGGCGGCAGATCGAACGGTACGACTCGCCGGCTAGGACGCGGTCGACCATCTCGAGGGCGTACACGGCCTTCTCCTCGTCGATGGCCAGCACGTAGCCTGCGCCGGCCGGATTCGGGGCCTTCCTCATGCCGTACGGGATGGGTCCGCCGGCTATCCGGCCGCTCGAGCGGAGATGCGCTATCGCCCCCGTGACCCGGAATGCGATCGTCTTCCGCTCCAGCTCGGCGAAGATGGCCAGCACCTTAACCATGGCCTCGCCAATTGGTGACGTCATGTCGAGCGGCTCAGTCGCTGAGACGAGGGCGACATTGTGCCCCCGCGCTTCCTCCAATATCGAGATGAAGTCGAGGAGTGAGCGGGATAGCCTGTCCAGCTTGAAGAAGATAAGTACGTCGAACTCGTCCCATCGGGCCCGGACCTCATCGAGGCCCGGTCGTGCTAGACGGCCACCGCTCACATCAACGTCCACATCTGAGACAAGAACCACCTCGTACCCGCGGGCCTCAGCGAAGGACCGGCAGGCCATCACCTGACGCTCGATGCTCGTGCTTTCCTCAGTGGAGCGGCTCAGGCGGGCGTAGATTACTGCCCTCAGGCGTCGTGCACGGAAGGCCGGAGCTAGATCGTTCATGGAGTTTAGCCTTACTCGCCGTTGACCTAGGTGCCGTACAGTACCACTCGCCGTAGTGCACGCCACCTAGGTCAGGGAGGGGAGTCCCACCCACTCCCCGCGGGTACACAAAACCCCAGGTCACAGCGTTGCGCTTTTCACTCTCGGCCCCGCCACGGCGATAGATTCCCGGACCTGTAGTGCGAGGTAGGGTCGGCCCGCCCAGGCGCTCAGCGGGGCTCTCACAGCAATAAACAAGCCCCGGATACCCTCTTCAGGGTCCGGGGCTTCGGTCGTCAACGAAGGCTCTAGCAAGACTCAACTCGTCGAGGCAGAACAACGGCCGTTGCAGACCCGCACGTCACTGCACACGAAGCGGCTGCAGCCAACACGGATCTCTTCTAGTCCGCTCGTGGCACCACACCAGATGCATCCCATGGCCTTGCTCCCTTACTCCCTAACGACTTGCTAGCCTCGCTTCGCTCGGCTAGCAAGTCGTTAGGATGATCTCGTTACGGCGATCTCGTTAGTGTGGTCGCCGTGTCGTTTGCCATGCGTCAATCATAGCGCAGCCCAGTCGTCAAAATCAAGGACCGGGGCTCGGCAGAAAGCAAAGACTCAAGCCACGAGGTATCGGTGCGCGCTCGACCGCGGGATCCCCGTCTTCCGCGCGATCTCGCCCAGAGAGTCCCCCTGCTGGCGGAGGAGGCGGGCGTACTCGATCGTCTCGTCGCTGTGCGCCTTGGGCCGGCCGATCCGGCGTCCGTGGGCTGTGGCCACCGAGCGCGCGTGCGCTGCCCGTTCGAGGGCAAAGGTCCTCTCCATCTCGGCGAAGAGGGCCAGCAGCAGGAAGGCCATGCGGCCCATGCCCTCGGCTGTCGTGTTGACTGGCATCGGGTCGGCCAGGGTCCGCACGTGGACTCCCCGCTCTCCGAGGTCGTGAACCAGGTTGAGCACCTCGCGAAGGTTGCGGCCTAGCCGGTCCAACGTGTAGGCGACGATCGTGTCTCCGGCGCGGGCGTATCCGAGTAGCGCCTGCAGCCCAGGGCGATCGGCACGGGCGCCGCTCATCTTGTCGACGTAGATGCGGTCTTGGGAAACTCCCGCCGCGGTCAAGGCATGCTCTTGCCGAGCAAGGCTCTGCTTCTCCGTCGAAACTCTTGCGTAGCCCAGGGGAACGCCGGTGGTGTTGTCTGCAAGCACGGGTACCTCCTATGAACGGTTGGTGCGGTGGAAGGTAAGACTGCACACGCTTGATGGAAGGTCGGGGTGATGCAACATGCAAGGGGAAGGTCTAGGTGAATGCCCGCGACGCAACTCCGCTGCTGCAACAGCCCGGCCGTGGAAGCAACACGATGGCCAGATGCACGAGCCAAACACCAAGGCGCAACTCCTCCTGCAAGAGGTCTTCCCGAAGTTAGGAATGTACGAAGTCACGGAACGATGCCTTGAGAGAAAACCTCTGGAACGAAAAAGAGACCCGACACGCCGGTGTCGGGTCTCTCGTGAATCTGTTCCACTGATGAAGGTTGTTGGACGGCCGGCGGCAGACAGCAAGAAGCCCCCGCCAGGTGTCAAGAGGCGGGGGCTTGGCCAGCGGGGTCTATCCGGCGTTGAAGCTGGCGATGACCTCACCCGCCGGCCCGTCGGCGGTCAGCTCTGTCAGGGTGAAGTTTCCCGGGCGGAAGCCGCTGTACGGCCCATCGAAGTAGCCCGTCATGACCAGAACGCGCGCATCGTTCTTGGTCCTTGCGCGGACCACGACGCTGTCGTGCTCGTCGTAGCCGACCGATTCCGTGCGCTTCGCGATGAAGAGCTTCATTTTGTGGTTCCTTCCTCTTCGTCTAATCAAGAGTCTACCATGTCCCAACCAAGAAGCAACCCCCGAAGCCAAAGGACTCCGGGGGTTACATGAGGCCGACCGACTACCCCGCCCCCGTGAGGTAGTCGAGGGCGACCTCCACATCGAACTGGTTGAACCGGGCCGGCGTCGCCGCTCGGCAGACGACGAGGCGGAGCAGCTCGGACGCCCAGTCCTCGATGGCCCGCCTGTTCTTCTGCCAGGGCACGAAGGCCGCGAACAGGTCCCAGGGGTCCGGGTAGTCGTCGAGGTTGGTTAGATATTCGGCGAGGGCCACGAGGCCGGCTCGCAGGTGCTCGTCCCGCCCCGGATGCGTGGCACTGACATCGATGTGGAGTGCCTCGGTGGTCGTGGTCACGCGGCTACCGCCAGCTCGTAGGTAAGGAAGGCGTTCATCTGGTCAGCAACCACCTGCGCCTCCCGCTCCAGGCGGAAGCGGTCCTCGGTGGCCCTGTGCCTCGTCTGTCGGTCCCAGAGGACCCAGGCGACCCCATCGCGGGACTCGTACACGTCGTATCGGATCTTCTGCATCACTTCTCCTAAAACCCGTAGGAACAACGTGGGTTGTTGCACATGCCCCGTCGGGCTCCGTTGTCTCCGGTCCAGACGGTGAGCGTCATGGCGTCACAGTCCGGGCAGGGTCGGGCGTACTCGTGATCCATCAGCGGCTTGATCTTCATCACGTTCTCCCTTAGTCGAATTCGCAGACGGCCGCGTCACAGGCTGCGCAGGGACCCTTGCTGCTGCGCTGCTCTGCCTGCATCTGCTCAACTTCGGTGTCGAGCGAGGTGTCTGTCATGTTGCCCCCTTGGCTCATCGTTCTACTATGAGTCTAGTCAGGGCCCAACTAAAGCGCAACCCCCCGGAGTCAAAAGACTCCGGGGGTCGCATCGGCTGAGTCAGTCCCAGCACCCGTTCTCGCAGAACTCCCCGCGGCGGCCGGAGCGGAAGTCCTTGGCCGGCGAGGACGAACCCACCGCGGACTCCTGGTGGCCGCACGCTGCGGTCAGGTCGTGGATGAAGAGGCCGTTCTTGTTGACACGGCGTGTCCCCTCCACCAGCCGGTGAAGCGGGTAACCGAACGCCTTGGCCATCGGGTGGCGGGCACTCGCGTCCCTAGGTCCGATCATCAGGCCCGCCCGCCCGTGTGGTTCGTGGGGATCTCGTCCAGCTGGGCGGGGTCCTGGTTCTCGTACCGCGTGCCGTGGGGGTCGAGGATCGTGTGCTCGCTCATGGGGGCCTCCTGGCCTAGGTTCTACCAAGAGTCTACCATGGCTCAATTAAGAAGCAACCCCCGAAGCCAGGGGCGTCGGGGGTCACTGTTGCTGCGGTCAGATCCGCTCCAGACGCTCGGCCAGCACGTTGACGCAGGAGCCCCAGTAAGGGCCCATGTCGACGTCAACCAACTTGCCCCCGTCCCAGAGCCGGACCACCTGGCCAGTACGGCCCTGGTCGTCCCGGACGAAGGTGCCGACGTCGAGGGGATCCGCGGCCGGCTCGTCTTCCGCCAAGGCAGCGAGGGACATCCGGAGTCCGGTCAGGACTCCCCGCCGGGCCACGTTACTTGCCCAGTCCTCGCCCCTGACCTTCTCGATCAGGCGCTCGATGGTGGCGTGTGGATCGGTCATGGTGCCTCCCAGCTTCTCGAGCTCCTCCGCGGCCCGCAGCTTCCACTCCACCATCGTGGCGCCGATCAGGTTGTAGGCAACGGCCGCCGCGTGGTCCTCACTCGTGTCCCCGCTGACGTACTGGACCAGGTGGCGGAGGGCGGACTCCTTGAACCGATCGAGCTCCTCCTGCGAGTTCGCCTTCTCGAAGCCCCGAGCCGAATACTTCCTCGCCCCGCGCGTCATCAGCGCGGCCAGGCGGGTCAGGAACTGCTCCTCGTACGGCATGCCGCGGACTAGGAGGAGGAAGAAGTTCGCCTTGTCGTCTGCTGTGTCCCGTACCATGCCGGACTCAAAGGTGGTGCGCTTCCCGCTGTCCTTCGTCACGTAGTCCATCTCTTGCCTCTCCTTACTTCTCGACTACAGGGCACCAACGAAGGCGCGGACGCTGTGCCAGACGCCGGTTACTGCGTGGGACCAGACGACGGGGTGCTTCAGGATCAGGATCACGGCGAACCCGGCCGCTGCGCCGATAGCGAGTTTCTTCACCGACCTACCGCCTCACGGGCGTTGGCGAGCGCCTCGGTGACGGTGTCGCCGTGGCTCAGGCTCGACCAGTACACGGAGTCGAACCGGTTGCTGGCCTCTGCTGCTTCGGCGGCAAAGTCCTGCATCTGGGTGCGGGTGTAGGGGAGCTGGTTCTTGTCGGTCATGCCTTCCTCACCTTCTGCATCTGCGACCAAATGAGTAGGTCAGGACTGGTTGCCCAGGGCATCGATGGCGTCGATCGTCGAGCAGGGCCAGCACTCACCACAGCCGTTGCAGGTGTCGGTGCCCAGCCCGTGGGAGTGCAGGACACGGACCCTCCTGATGGCGCCCTCGGCGTGCTCCAACCTGGCGTCGATGGCTTCGTTCTTCATTACTTCCTCACCTTCTGCATCTGCGACCAACTGAGCTGACACACATGGCCGCGGGGGTTCGTGTACCTCTTGTGGCAGTGCCGGCACCCGATCAGGCCGTAGCCCTTCTTCTTGGGGCGCCTCTTGCCGCCACGCTTCTTGCCCTTGCCCCGCCGCTTCTTCCGCTCGGCGGCCTTCCTCCTCTTGTCCCGGAGGGCCCTGTGTTCGGCGCAGGCCCGCTCTATGCCGATGAAGAAGAGGAGGGCGATGAGGACGAGGGCGATGAGTGCGGCAGCGGCCGTGAAGCCGACCTCAGCCGCCGTGGCCATGAATGCCCGCCCCGATACCATCGCCCCTCCCCTGCCTTCCTGTCCGCCTCAACCTTGAGTCTACGCTGTCGCCAACTATGCGTCAACTAGCCGACGTACGCCAGGAGGCCGAGGGCATATAACTTAGGCGTTTACCACCCTGGCCGTCGGGGCCGGCTGCCGCCACGCCGGGATCTGGTGCACGAGGACCGGCGCGGGGGCGTCGTCTGCTGGCTTCGGCGAGCTCCCGAACAGCAGTGCCAGCAATAACGCACCCGGCGCCACTGCCCCGCCCACGATGGCGATCTCTCGTTTGTTCATGACCCCTCACTAAAGGGGAAGGCCCAGACAGTTGGACGTCGGGGCCTTCGGGTTGGTTGCTGTTGATCAGGCTGCGTCAGGGTTCAATTCGGTCAGGTGCGCCCGGATGCCCGGGGCGATGGCGTCGGCACGCTCCTGGTTAGTGGCCACGATCAAGACGTCGTCCTGACCCTGGTACTTCCAGGTGGCGGTTCCGAAGCCGGCGGCGCGCAACGATTCGGTGTACGCCCGCATCAGCCGAGCCACCGCCTGACGCATGGCCGGACCGGGCAGCCAGTTGTCCGTGGTGTCGCACGTGATCAGGACGTGTCCCGCGTCCTCGATGTTGCGGTGGACGAGCCACCCGAACACGTCGTTGCCGTCGGTGTCGTGGCGTCGCATGACGCGGCGTACGGCGTCGGTGTCGATCGTGTCTGCTGTCTTGACAGGGGTCATGTCTTGTTGCTCCGTCCTTGATACTTCCTTGACGCTAGGATGTTGATCAGGCGGTGGGCTCGAGGGCGCTCTCCTCGTCGGGCAGAAAGGAGAGTCTCCCGCCGACCTCAGTTACGTTGCTGACGTCGTCGGAGGCGGACACGACGACCCGCCACTCGCTATTCGGCGCAACCAGGGCGGCTTGGGCAGCATCGACCATCTCGGCCAGCTCCTCCCGCGCCTCCTCGATCGCCTTGTCTACGTGGACGTTGCCGCGGAGGGTCGCGGTGATTCTCTTGCTTCCCGGTGCGTACACCTGGGTCTTGATCCGGCTCATGGGAGCCCCCTGCCTGTGTCTGGTGTCTACTATCAGTCTACCAGGGCTCAAACAAGACACAACCCCCAGAGACCCATGTCTCCGAGGGTTGTTCGCTCAGGACGACTACCGCCGGCCCGCCGTAGCCCTCGGGTTGGTTGCTGTTGATCAGGCGGCAAACGGGCAGGCTCTTACCACCACTTCTTCAGGTTCTTCGCGTTGGCGCGGAAGTCGCGCTCGTTGGCCCTGGCGATGCGGAGCGCCGAGTCGTGCTGCCGGATCATGTACCGGTCGGCGGCGGGGTCGCTGCTCTTACCGGACTTGAGGCTCTTCTTGTACGCCGCGACCTTCTTGGCTTCGGCGCTGGCATCCTTGGCTGCGTCGTCGGCCCACTTCGACCACCGGGCGGCGGACGCCTCGCGCTGCTGCTTCTTTCCGCTTCCGAACATCTTGGGTTCCTTCCCTGTCTTGCTGTCGACCTACGTTGAGTCTACGCTGACGTCAACGATGTGTCAACTAGACTGCTTGGATACCGGCCGCTGCTTCTTCATCTGGGACCAGCGGACCTGGCATCGATGGTTGAAGGCGTTGGTGTACTTGCCCCGGCACCGGCGGCACGTGAACGCACCCCGGGTCTGCCGGCGCTTCCCGCCCCGCCTCGTTGGCACCAGTGCCTTCCTGTTTCTGCCGAGGAAGGCGGTGATGACCCCAAGGAGGAGAAGGAGGACGAGCGTCGCAACCTTGAACCCCAGCTCCATGGCCGTCCCTACGAAGACGGTGCCAGCCGCTCCGGCTACCACGACGGCTGTCTTGGCGTCTGACCACTCGTGCTTGCGGCTGTGCGCCCGGACCTTCTGAGTCCGGCCCCTCACCTTGCGGCTGTGCGCCTTGACGGCGGACTGCTTAGCGTGCTTCGCCATGACCCCATCTCCTGCCTTGCTGACTGTGCCCTTGGGGGGATGCGTTACGTCCAGCTTAAGCTATTTGTCCCTTAGTTGCAATCTATGCTGCATCATGGTTGACGTTTGGCCCGCCCCATGGTTGACTGGAGCCAGGCACAGAGGAAGGAGACAACGTGACAACGGAGCGGACCGTGGCGGAGCAGCTTGACGTCCGCCTCATGCAGGGCGACAGGATCAGGATCGAGAAGGCCGCCCTCGGCTACGGCAGCGGGCGCCCGTTCGAGCTGATCCTCGGCTTCGGCGGGCCGGCCTGGTCTACACATCTTGTCGACGTCTCAGTGGCGATCGCCGGCGTCTACTGCCCGCCCGACTCTCCCGCCGGCCGCGGGGACGTCCGGATCTACCGATGCTCGGAGGGCTGCGTCGCCATCGAGCTGCACAGCGATGAAGGGACGGCGGAGGCCCACTACCCCGCCGATGTGTTCTGCGGCTTCGTTGATCAGGTTGTTGAGCTTTACGAGGACCCCGAGCCGGTGGCCGACGACGTGTTGGCTGCCCAGATTGATGAATGGAGCACCGATGCAACTTGAGTTCCGCGTGGTCCGCACAGGCATGACCACGTCGCCGTACGCCCTGGAGCGGCTCGACAAGCTGGGATGTGTGACCGCGGTCCGTCCCGCCTCGAAGGAGGAGTGGACGCTGTTCTGCCTGGCCATGCGCCGGCTGCCGTGATCCGCAAGCTTGGTACCTGCGAAAACGTCAAAGAAGCCCAGGTCAGGGGCCCCCCAGTTCTCGGACCCTTGGTCGCCCACCCAAGCCGCTGAACCATGAAACGCTGTGACCTGCGAAAACGTGCTTGAGGTAGCTTGGGCGCCCCGATACCCCAATAGGCCTCTGACCTGGCTTGATGCTTGGCAGACCCCTATACATAACCAACAACCAAGCAAGCCACCAACCCAGCTGGATAGAACCCCACACTTAAAAAGTGTGTGGGGTATCTACCTCCAGCGGTTGGTCTGGTGTGGCGGGCGGGGGAAATAAAAAGACCTTAGTTGCCCGACCAAGCTGCCCGCCCAAGCTCTGACCTGCACCTTCTCCCCACGGTCTACCCACAGCCCTAAAGAACCGCAGGTCAGACCCCTTGGACGCCCCAACCAAGCCCAACTAAGCGCCACACAGGCTTGCAACTAAGCCTCAACGGCTGTACGATGGTCTGGAAGCGCGGGGGACGAAAGGATGCAGATGATGACACTGGCGGAGGCCAACACCCAGGCCACGCAGTTGCTCGCGATGATGCGTGTGGTCATGCCGCGCGCATCGGACCGCGAAATCTTCAGCACGGTGGCCGGGGACATCCGACCCCCTCGGAACGCGCCCGAGCGAGTCGTCGCGGACTACGACCTGCTCCGCAGGACCTTTGACGACATCACAGGAGGCTAAGAGCATGAGTGACAACGACTTGGTGAACTTCCTGCGGGCCCGGCTCGATGAGGACGAGCGCGAGGCGCGGGAGACCGAGCGTCTGGTTGAGATCGGGCTAGAGGTACCGGGCGCCGTGACCTACAG